TTTCACAATTTCTTCACCTCCGCCTTTGCTTTCTTTAACTTCTCCTTCGCCTTATCCAACTCCATCGCTGCGTTCACCCACACTTCTCTTATCCTTATCATTTTTTGCTTTGCTTTCTGCCACTCTTGTTGGAGCTTCTTTACATCTATCTCTACCTCCGCTTCAGGTTTTGTGCATACAATTTGTCTCTGCATCTCATTGCACCTCCTAATATATGTTTAAATACTGCTGTATCTTATCCTCACTAACTCCACACTCCCTCATCCTTTTAACAATGCTGGGTTCGGTTGATTTGAGCGGTGGCGTTTTGTTGGATGGAACAGAGGCAAAGCACTCCTCAAGCGAGAGTGGTGCTGATTTGGGAAGCTTAAATAGCTTTTTGTGTGATTGTAATGGTGGGGATGCAGTAAATGGTAATTTCTTGCCAATGTTGATGATAGAGGATGGAGATATTTGTATCCAATCCCCCTCACCATTTTTTATATACCGTGTTAAATTTGGTTGCATGGTTATCACCTCCCTTCTGCCACTCTATCATTTCATTTTGCTTCCTCTCTAATAGCTATCAATAGGAAGTCAATGGCCTATTGATAGTTATTGATAGTTATTGATATTTAAGTATATAAAAGAATAGCAAATTATGAATTGTTTGTCAAGGCTTTTTTTAAAAATAAATGTCAATAAAATTAAGTATTTACAATCTATAGAAGTTTAAATTTATACAGTTTTGATATTGATAATGATTTTCATTTTCAATACTACAAGCCGCCTAATAGCACCCACTATCATGTCTATTTGTTAGACTTACTACTACTCACCACAAATTGCTGGTAATTTGGGATGGAGGTAAATGGTAGTAAATGGTTGAGAAAAATTGCTATTTCTACTGGTCTATAAACTTCAATAAAATCAAGTATTTATAGCCTTTTTGAAATTTCCTACCCCCCCACCCTACCCCTCAAAGCAGGCATAAAATCATGCACAAAAATTCATGAACATGCGCACATGTAAAAAAAAAAAAAAAAAAAAAAAATAATAAGACACTTCTTATTTCTGCTCACCTATTATAGTTCACCTTTGTTAGCTCACCTAAACTTGGTTATTTAACTCATGCTACCTAATTCTGGTTACCTAATTCTGGTTATTTATTAAAATGCGGTAGGTGGGTAGGGTGGAGGTAGGAAAAATGAGAAAAGATTGTAAATACTTGATTTTATTAACTTTTATAGACCACAACAAATAGCAATTTTTCTCAACCAGCGACTATCAATAACTATCTTGCGGTTGGTGGTCTTGTATATTGTAATTGCCAATAAGGCTAAAGATAGGCAGGTATTGTAGTTAGGTGGGCTTACAATAAGAGATTTTAAATTTTTGGATATAGTATATCAAGAGACACTACCAATACTCTTGAGCCTTGAGGTGGGCTTTTGTAGTAGATAATAGAAAGTTTTTGACAACTTAACAACACAGCGGTTTCTCTAATTTTATTTTACTGCCAGAATTTCCTTCACTTTTTCAACAGATAATTTCTCTATATGAGAAATCTGCTCCACTGATAACTTAAGAGAAGGATTGTTATACATGTCCCGCACCTTTGCAATGCGCTTATCAGAGATGGTGGAAAGACCGAATGTAGTATTGACAATATTGGCCGTTTCCGTGCTAATGACAGAGATGACATATTGTGCCGCTAACATCTCGGCCTTTTCTTCATCTGTCATTTTTTTAAGCGCATCGGGAATATCACATGATATAACTCTATATACAGTTATATCATCTGCCCCCTTGTAATAATACATTCCCTCTGCAAAAGAGTCCACATCTCCCCGTGATAACTTGGCGGGTGCAACTTTCCAAGTTTTGGGTATTAGTGAAAGATACTTCACATCTACATTCCTCAAAGTTAAATACTTCTTTATCATAGTATCTCCTTTGAGAAACCGCCGTGCTATTAAATTGTCAAAGAGCTATTGTTATATTTAGTATACTGTAATATGATAGAAAAGTCAAGGATAAAATAGAATAGAATAGAGTAGTAATATCAACTACTTACAACAAATAGATAGAGTGTAATGGTGGTGTGGAATAGATGGGGGGATACAGGACAACACAAGTGAGGGAAGTTACATGTTACTTTCCCTTTCATCTATAATTTTTCAGCTCAAAATACACACTACCAAGTTGTGTGCTATCAAGTTGTATGGTGTGCTACCAAATTAAAGAAAAGTAAATAATATGGCGGTATAGTGGGAATAATAAAGCTTGACAAACTACCTGTATTCTGGTATAATGCGTGTAAGATATTGATTTTATTGGTGTTTTGGGGTTTGGTAGTTGAATGTAGTAAGTCTAACCATTAGAGTTGATAGGTAATTATGGTAAAACAGGTTACAAATAGACATCGGCGCATTATGGAGGATTTGGTTTTGGAGGGGATGAGGCCGTGTGAGGTGGCGATTCGCTATGCTATCACTGAGTCAAGGTTATCAATATTGAGGAGAAGCCCACTTTGGCAGGCGGAGGAGGCAAAAATGCGGGAGGAGCACCTTGCAGTTCATAAATCAACCCTGCATACCCTAATCCCCGCCGCTCTCTCCACATTAAAGACAGCGGTTAATGATGAGGATGTGAGGGTGGGGTTAGCCGCTGCGAAGGATATATTGAATAGAAATGGGCTGTTACATAGGGAGGTAGTTGGTGGAAGCGGAACGTCAATTAGAATCGTGCTTGATGACTGATTACCAATATGTGTTGGACAGGGATGTGGATAAGTTCACCAACAATGGGTGGGAGCTTGCAAGGCCTTATCCAGTGATGATGCTGGGGGGCTTTACAGGGTATTTAATGAGGAGGGAGAAATTTGGGACTGCTTGATAGCATCTCATACCCCATTGCAAAAGATGGGTCAACCATCAAAGCACTCTCTACTGGAGTTGCATTTCACCGAGATGATGGTAGGATGAGGATGGTGGTTGGTCCGGTGGGGAGTGGTAAATCCACCATGATGGCGATGGAGATATTTAGGCGGGCATCTCGGCAACTACCACAAAGTGATGGTGTGAGGAGGAGTCGCTGGGCGGTGATTAGAGGCACTTACCCCCAACTTAAAGATACCACCATTAAAACTTGGTTGAATTTGTTTCCTGAACATAAATACGGCAAATTCTACCACGCCCCACCCTCCAACCACCTAATGAGCTGGGAGGTGGAGGATAAGCAGGGAGGAGTTACAAAGGTTGAGTGTGAGGTGATGTTTAGAGCACTTGACCGACCAGAGCAGATTAGCAACCTATTATCGCTTGAGTTAACTGGTGCGTGGGTAAATGAGGTGAGAGATACACCCAAGCCTGTGTTGGATGCACTTGATAGTAGGATTGGGAGATACCCCGCTGTTAAAGAGGGTGGATGCACATGGAGAGGTATTATAATGGATACCAACCCGTTTGATATTGACCACTATTTATATGATTTATTTGAAAAGAACCCTCCGCTTGGGTATAGGGTGTGGAGGCAACCACAGAGAGAAAATGAGCACAATCTGGATGCTAACTATTATGCAAACATGTCGCATGGTAAATCAGAAGAGTGGATTAAGATATATGTGAAAGGTGAGTATGGCTACATTTGTGAAGGCAAGATAGTTTACCCCGAATTTAATTATAATATGCACATCGCATCTTCCCCCCTATTATACAGTGTTTATTCGCCCATTTATTGTGGTATAGATTTTGGCTTAACCCCAGCTATTGTGTGGACTCAAATAAACGCAGAGGGGCAATGGCTCATAATTAGAGAACTATTTGCTGATGAAGTTGGTAAGATGGGTATTGAGCGATTTGGTGATGAATTTCTTGACCTACAAAAACAGCTATTCCCAAAGCAGCAGGATTTTAGATACTTTGTTGACCCCGCAGGGTTCACCAGGTCTCAGACGGATGAGAAGAGTTGTTGTGATATATTGAATAATAAAGGTGTTGTTACATCTCCTGGGCGGCAGGACTTGACATCAAGGAGAGAGTCGGTAGCCAAACGATTAACAACACTAATTGGAGGTAAGCCTGCCCTCTTGATTGACCCTTCTTGTAAGCAGTTAATTGCTGGATTTATGGGTAAATACTATTACCCCCAAACAAATACGGGGCTTATCATGGAAAGGCCACAGAAAAACATATACAGCCACATTCACGATGCACTGCAATATTGTGGCACTGGTATATTTGGCAGCTATGAAGGTGCGAGGAAGAAAAAAAGGGTGAAAAAGAAGAGACCTAATTGGATAACTGTATGACTACACCAAGACGCCGTTCTGAGGCGGGTCAGGTAGGTAAGCAGGTAGGTGAGGCTGAGAAAAAGATAGATAAGTTAAAATCCATGTTTAAATCCGCAATTAGCCACAAAGCGTGGGCTAATTGGAGGCGGGAGAAGAAAGAGGATAGGGATTTTTATGTGGGCAATCAATTATCACAGGTGGATAAGGAGGAGTTGGCGGAGCGGGGTCAGCCAGAGGTTGTTGTGAATAAGATATTTAGTAAGATAAACAATTTATTGGGAGCACAGAGGTATTTGAGAAGTGCGATAGTTGCAAAACCACGAACACCAGCACATGAGACAACCGCATTTGCAATTACCGATGCATTTAAATATATCCAGTATAGAAATGCATTTGCTTTTATTGAGAGTGATGTATTTGAGGATTGTGTTGTAGCTGGTCTTGGATGGTTTGAGGCTGGTGTTGAGCAGGGGGATGATAATGAAGCTGATATATTTATAGCAAGTGAGCTACCTGATGATGTTAGGATTGACCCATTTTCTCGGAGATATGATTTGAGTGATGCTAAATTTGTAGCAAGAGAGAAGTGGGTTGATTATGATGATGTGTATGAGCTGTTTCCAGAAGCAAAAGAGGAGGTAAGGAAGCATGTGGTAGATGGTGAGGCTTATTTTGATAGTCTGGATTTGGTGAAGCAGAGTAAGATGGATGATTATGATGGGGATGATGGGCAGCCCTTTTATGTTGACCCAAACAGGGAGAGGGTTAGGTTGGTGGAGATGTGGTATAGAGAGTGGGCGGAGGTGATGTATAGAGGGGATGAGTATGTGGCAAATTTGGATGGGTTTGATAAGCAGAGGAGTGAGGTGTTTGAAAATGCGGAGGGCGTTAGTGAAATAAAGACAGTTGATATGACAGATGATGAGATAATGGCGATGAATAATATGGTTAAAAGGAAGATGCGAGTGGTTAGGTTGGCAATATTTACGGGTGATTTGCTGTTAAGTGATGATGTAACTCCCTATAATCACCCACTCAACATCACAACTATCCCATTCTTCCCTGTTTTTTGCTTTAGAAAGATTGATGGTGAACCTTTTGGTGTGATTAGGCAGATGAAATCGGTCCAGCGGGAAGTGAATAAGAGGAGGAGTAAAGCACTTCATATACTAAATACAACAAGGGTGATAATGGAAAGGGGTGCGGTTGAGGATTTGGATGAGTTGAGAGAGGAAGTGGCACGGCCAGATGCTATTATTGAAGTTAGTGCTGGAAAAAAGATGGATATTTCAACCGATATAAACCTCGCCGCTACTCAATTTAATGTTATGCAGCAAAGTGAAGAGGATTTGCAGGATATAAGCGGGATATTTGATGAAGCGATTGGAAAGGCGACAAATGCAAGAACTGGTATTGCTGTGCAAACAAGGGTGCAGTCGAGTAACCAAAACAATATTAGGTTGTTTGATAACTTGAGGAGAACAAAATTGCAGCTTGGTAAGTTTGTTCTTGGTTTGATAAAGCAATTTTACACTGCCGAAAAGATGTTTTATATTACAGATGATGAGGAAGCGGCGAGGAGTGTTATATTAAATCAGGAGTTGGAGGATGGAAGTATTGCTAATAGTGTGAGAGAGGCGAGAGTTGATATAGTGGTTGAAGAAGCACAACCACTCCCAACTGTTAGTGAAGAGCAATTTGTTGCTTTGAGCGAGATGGTCAAAAGTGGTGCTTTACCCCCCCAGGTGTTAATTGAGTCAAGTAATATAAGAGGTAAACAAAAGATATTAGGCATGCTTTCTGCGAGTGCTAATGCAGGTGCTAATGCAGGAGCAAATACTGCACCTTCACCAAAGATGCAAATGGTGGGGACAGAAAAAGGAGGAGGAATGGTATGAGTGAAGAAATTAAGGATGGTGCTATACCCACCGAGAAGGTAGTTGAGAGTGAGGATGGTGGACAGCCAGAAAGTGTGGTGGGTGACCTCTTTGATAGAACAAAGGAGGTTGCGATAGTTGAAGTAGTTGAAGAGAAAGTGAAACCGCCTGTTGATACTCCTAAACCGGATTTGGGTGAAAAGAAAAAGGAGGAGGTAGTAGCAGTTGGGGAAGATAAGAAAGAGTGGGAAAAGAGGTATAAAGACCAGCAGGCGTTTCTTCAGGAGTCAAGAATTGAGAATAGGGAGCTGAAGAAGATGTTGGTGGGATTGGGAGCGCAGGTAAAAACTCTCAAGGATGTGGCAATTACACATCACAAAGAGTTACACCCAGACGACCAGTTTCCAGAACCAGCGCCTCCTCCAAGTGATGAGCCAGCACCCCAATCAAAGATGCTTTTAAACAGGGTGAAGGAGAGTGAGGAGATGGTGAAGGAGGTTTATGGTGATTATGAGGCAATAGTGGGTAAGTCGGGGGATGATAATAGCCCCTTTGCTCAAGCCGTTACTAAAAAGCCACACCTTCTTCAGCAAGTATTCACCGCACCTAATCCTGCACTTGAAGCGTATAACATTGGGAGGGATTATCAAAATAAGGAGAAGTATGGTCACACCCCTGAAGAGATGAGGACAAAGATTGAGAGGGAGGTTAGAGAGGCGATTGATAAAGAGATGAAGCAAAAAGAAAAGGAGAAAAAACCCGCATCTCCATCCGCTCCCACATTAAGGAAAGTGGCAAGTAAGGAAGGTGGGGGGGACCCACCGACGGTTAGGCCAGGCGGTGGATTGCGGCAAATATTTGGGAGGTAAACGATGTATACCACAATAGAAACTACCCACGGTTTGACACAGGAACAGTGGGAAGATAAACTGTATAGAGAGTATCTTGGAGAGTTTCCACTTAAAGAGTTGATGGGAACTGACAGTGATGCTGTTATACAGGTTAAGGAAGAGTTGATGAAACAGGTTGGTGATGCTATTACAATAGGCGTGAGGGCAAAGCTGACAGGTGCTGGGGTTACAGGGTTGACCAGATTAAAAGACCAGGAAGAAGCACTCAACTTCTACGACCAGCGCATCACCATTGATGAGTTTAGGCATGGTGTTGCGTTGAAGGGGAAGATGAGCCAAAAGAGGGTTGCTTTTGATTTGAGAGAGCAGGCAAAAGAAGCACTCACTGATTGGAATGCGGAGAAGCTGGAGAATGATGTTATCACGGGGTTAACAGATACAAGCATTGGCAGGGTTCGGGGGAGGTATTTATATGGAGCGGTTGATGGTAACTGGGATGCAACACACGCAACTGCCCTTACGAATGTGGATGATACCGCTGACAAACTCACACTCGCTATGCTGAGCCTTGCAAAAAGAAAGGCAGAGTTTGGAACAAGTATTAAGATGCGGCCTTTTTCAGTCAAGGCAAAGGGGTTAACGATTGCAAGAAAGTATATTTGTCTTGCGCATCCCCTCGCTATTAGAGATTTGAAGGCGGATACCACATGGACAACCCTGATGCAGAATTTGATACAGGGGGGAGAAGACCAGGTTCCTACCATCACAGGCTCAACCTTTCTTGGGGAGTATGATGGAATTTATATTTATAGCTATGATAGAATTCCACTCATTGCCTCCACAATTCAAGTGGCTCATAATGTATTGCTTGGTGCACAGGCAGCTGCTGTTGTTTGGGGTGAGAAAACAACCTGGGCAGAGGAGTTGGATGACTATCAGGCGGAGCATGGTTTTAAGATTGGGGAGATTAGAGGTGTCAGTAAGTTGGTGTTTAGCAGGGCAACACCAGAGGATAACGGTGTTGTGAATGTATTTAGTGCTGCAGTAGCAGACGCATAAGCGAGGAGGTAGAAAATGAACGCTTTATACACTAACTGGAAGTTTCAGCTTTTCAACAGTAGGACTGGAAATCAGATTGATGATGATACAGGTAAGTTGCAGGTAATGACTGCAGGCTCACCTGTAGTGCCGACTATTTATAGTGATGATAGGGGAACAGTGGGGTCAAGTCCCCTAACATTCACAAATGGGTTGGTGGAGTTTTGGACTGTAAACACAATTACCAGCCTTGACATTAGCATACTGACGGCCGCTGGTGATGCAATACTACTTGCAGGCACAACCCCCGGATTGACAAGAGTTACGGTGGATGTGAGTAGGAGGGAACAGCTTTTGGTTATCCCCTGGCTGTTTCTGGCGGGTGGGACGGTGGTGGATACAGGGCTTGATATGCCAGCAAATATGTTGGTGGAGTTTGCTGGGGTGAGAGTTACTGCCATTGATGCAGGAGAAACGATTGATTTTGGCACTCTCGCAGGTGAGGCTGGGGGAGATGAGAATGGTTTCATCACTTTAGCCAGCATTGCAACACTGGGGATGGTTGAGTTAGAACCACAGATAACTGGTGGAACTAACATTGACTATGTTGGCACCAACTATGTGGGAGTGCTGTTATGCACAACTATAGCAGGTGCTGATGCAGTTGCGACGGTGGGCGGTTATACAAGAAAGAGGTATAGAACAGACGGAACAGCAAAGAGCCTTGTATATACTCCAAGCTCAAGTGATACAGGTAGGGGTTATTTGTATTTGGGGTATAAAAAGCTGGTATAACATACTATTGAGTCTAATCAATAGACTTAATAGGAGTTGAGATGACACTGAGAGAGCTGAGAAATAAGGTTAACGATTGGCTGGCGGTGGATAAGCTTCGGCTGCTTGTGCCCGACTTTATAAGGTTTGGGCAGAAGTCGTTGGAGCGCCACCTCCGCCTCTCAGTGATGCGTTATCACCCAGTAACTGCTTCTTTAAGTGCTGGAGTTAATAAGTTAGCACTACCAAGTGATTATATAGAAATGATTAGCCTTTGCTTAATTGAAGGAACGGCCCGTTATCCAATCACCGAAAGGTTGAGTGATGGAGCAATGGTGGATGAGTATAGAAATACAGTGGCGGATGTAACAACCACAGGCCGACCTATAGCATTTAGGCGGGTTGTGTTACTGGAGACTGGCGTTTATAATAATTATCTCCAATTTGATAGATACACTGATAAGGTGTATAGTTATGAAATGGTGTATTATAGGCATTTAATAACACTTGATGATGATGCTGATACTAATTGGTGGACAAGTAACTGTTGGGAAATTTTGCTTTACGGAGCATTGCTTCAGGCAGAGCCATACCTGGTTAATGATGCAAGAGCGATTGTATGGGCGGGAATGCTTAAAAATGCTCTTGATGGGTTGGCAATAGCTGAAAACAGAGAAATATTTAATGGCTCGCCACAGTCTATAAAGGGAAATTTGCCTGTATGAAAATACCAATT